GGCACAAATACAGAAAATACTTGCTTTAACCAGAGATTAACTATATAATTGTACTAGGAGATATATTATGAAAGATTTGATTATCGGATGTTCCACCGGATATAAATGGGACACAATTAAGTATTGGGTCAACTCTATCAATCAGTCAGGCTTCACTGGCGATAGAGTTATGATTATGATGAATGCTGACAAAGAGACAGTACAGAAAGTTACTGACACAGGATTCACAGTTATCGGATTCAAACAGGACGAACAAGGCAACCTTGTGTATCAGTCCAACATTATGGTTCACGTTGAGAGATTTCTACACATCTACAATTACTTGTCACAGAATGAGTATCGTTATGTTATTACAACTGACGTTAAAGATGTTATTTTTCAAAGCAATCCATTCAAGCACATTGAGAAACATATGGGTCAACGTCAACTGTTGATGTTCTCCTCTGAAAGTATGTTGTACAAAGATGAACCATGGGGCAACCAAAACCTATTGGAAACTTATGGCCAATACATCTATGATAGATTCAAAGATAATCCAATCTATAACGTTGGTGTTCTTGCTGGTCGTGGTGATGCAATGCGTGATTTGTGTTTGAATATCTTTTCATCTTCACTAAACAAACCAATTCCAATTTGTGACCAATCTACGTTTAACTTCCTGATTTCACAAGAGCCATACAAATCAACTTGTCGTTATACTAAATCTGAAGACGGATGGGCATGTCAACTTGGTACAACTGCAGACCCAAGTAAGATTGACCAGTTCAGACCATTCTTATTGGAACCATCTCCACACATGGAGATAGATAAAGTAGTAACGTCACAGAATAAAGAGTATGTGATTGTTCACCAGTATGATAGAGTGCCTGCATGGCGAAAGATTATTGAAGCAAAATATGGCTAAGATTTTATATGTTGTCCACCGATATGCCCCATATCCCGGTGGTTCTGAAAATTATGTACGTGATATGGCAGAAGAAACAGTCCGTAGAGGACACGATGTAACTGTACTTGCAGGCGAACACAAAGGTGACTTAAACGGTGTCAAAGTAACAAGTGACTTTCAGATTATGGGTTCAGAACTTTTTGATTTGATTGTTGTACATGGCGGTGATGTTGGTGTGCAAGATGTTGCGTTAATGAATGCACAAAGAATTCCATCACCAATGTTGTTCATGTTGATTAAACCATCAGAGAGTGCAGTGTATCAACATGCAATGCAGCACGTGAAGTTTATTGGTTGTTCAACTAAAGAAGATTGGGAATCAGCATTCAAACTTGGCCATCGTGACAAGGCAGTTCGTGTGTCACATGGCATCGATGCAAAGATTTCTTCTGGTACACCTGGATTCCGTGAGAAGTATGGAATCACAACACCATACATGTTCTTGTCGTGTGGTGGATTTTGGCCTAACAAAGCATTTCACGAATTGATTGCCACATTCAATGGTGTTGGTCGTGATGATGTTACACTGGTTTTAACTGGTTATGATAATCGACACAGTATCATGCCACCAAATTCCAAACAGGTTAAAGTAATGATGATTGATGACCGCAATGATGTTATGTCTGCCATTAGAGATGCTGACCTCTACATCATGCACTCACACTCAGAAGGATTTGGATTGGTTCTATTGGAATCAATGTTAAATAGAACAGCATGGGCATCACGTAGTATTGCAGGTGCCAAAGTGCTGAGTGATTTTGGATTCACATACGAAAACGATTCTGCTCTACGTGAGTATATGATTGACTTCAAAGGTGTACCAGAGTCCAAACTTGATGATGCATATGAATACGTGATGAATGCACATTTGATTAAAAACACAGTAAATGATATTTTGAAATTAATATGAAAATAACTTTTGGTATAACAACAGACTATTCTAATCAACCACAAATAAATGAAGTAATCTCCTCTATCAGATCACTACAAATACCTGAATATGAGATTTTGATTATTGGTGGTGAGAAGAAAGAAGATATGGTCGATGTGACACATATCTATTTTGATGAAACTCAACAACCTGGTTGGGTAACACGCAAGAAGAACACCATTGTTCAGGCAGCAAAGTATGACAACATCGTATTGATGCACGACTACTATGTGTTTGATAAAGATTGGTACAAGAACTTTTTGGAGTTTGGTGAAGAATGGGATATCTGTTCTAACAAACAATTACTCATTAATGACAAGAGACACTTTACAGATTGGGTGACATGGGATGATCCAGTATTTCCACGTTACACTGCACTGAGACATGATGATTGGTCACGTACTAACTATATGTACGTATCTGGTGGTTACTTTCTAGTGAAGAAACAAGTTGCACTAGATAATCCATTCAACGAAGAACTCACACACGGCCAAGCCGAAGATGTTGAGTGGTCTCTCCGAGTGCGTAATAGATATGTGATGAAATGTAATGGTAACAGTATTGTGAAACATAATAAGTGGCATAGAGATGCAAAATAAATTAGTAATTTTTGACCTTGATGGTGTATTGATTGAATCACGTGAACTACACTATGAAGCATTGAATGATGCCCTACGTAAAGTAGGTAATGAATTTGTAATTACACGTGAAGAACACTTGAGTTTGTATGATGGTCTAAACACCACAAAGAAACTTGAGATGTTATCTGAGAAGAAAGGTCTTGACCGTAAATATTTCAATCAGATTTGGCAAGATAAACAAGTTGCCACATTCAACCTCATCAGACAATTCCCAAAGAACAATAAACTAAGGCAGATGTTCGCCAAGTTGAGTAGTAATGGAATTAAAATTGCTATCGCAAGTAATTCTATCCGTGAGACAGTTAAGTTGGCACTCTTGTCTATTGGTGTCATGGAGTATGTTGATTACTATGTGTCAAACGAAGATGTAAAACGAACCAAACCATATCCAGAGATGTACTGGCAGTGTATGACAGCACTGAATGTATTACCTAAGAATACAGTTATCATTGAAGACAGTCATATTGGAAGACAAGGCGCACTAGATTCTGGTGGCCATTTGGTTCCAGTTAAAGATTCGCATGACTTGACGATGGAAAAAATTGATGAAGCAATCGACACACTAAACGGTGTTGTCAAAAAAATGATACCATGGAGAGATAAAAAAATGAACGTACTAATTCCTATGGCTGGCGCTGGTAGTAGATTCGCAGCAGCTGGTTATACATTTCCTAAACCATTGATTGAAGTTAATGGTAAACCGATGATTCAAGTGGTTGCCGAAAACTTAAACGTTGATGCACACTTCATCTACATTGTACAAAAAGAACACTATGATAAATACAACCTTAAGCAATTATTAAACTTGATATCACCTGGTTGTGATATTGTACAGGTTAATAGTTTGACAGAAGGCGCAGCGTGTACAACTCTGTTGGCCAAAGAACTTATTAACAACGATGAGCCATTGTTGATGGCGAACTCAGACCAATACGTGGAGTGGAACTCAAATGAATGTCTCTATGCTTTTACTGCTGACGGTGTTGATGGTGGTATTGTCACCTTTAGGGCAACCCATCCAAAATGGTCATTTGCAAAACTCGGAGATGACGGCTTCGTCACAGAGGTAGCAGAGAAGAATCCAATTTCAGATATCGCAACTGTTGGTATCTATTATTGGAAAAAAGGTTCAGACTATGTTAAGTATGCTGAACAAATGATTGAAAAGAATATTCGTACCAACGGAGAATTCTACGTGTGTCCAGTATTCAATGAAGCAATTGGTGATGGTAAAAAGATTCGTGTGAAAGATGTTCCTAAGATGTGGGGCATTGGAACTCCAGAAGATTTAAACTACTTCTTGGAGCATTACAAATGAAAGTTGCAGTCATATTGACAGGACACCTCCGTTGTTGGAAAGAGGTGTTTCCTAATTTCAAAGAAAAGATTATTGACCGATACAATCCTGATATCTACATCCACACATGGGATGATGAGGCCTATTGGATTCCTGGTGATAAACAAAATAAAACAGGTATCTACGAAGGCGCACCACAAATTGTTGATGATGAGATATTAGATACCTACAAACCAGTACACTATGTTAAAGAGTATTGGGAAGATTTCAATAAACATTTTGAGTCTTGTGGTGAATACTTTACAAACTTTGCACACAGACCAAAGAACATTCTATCGATGTTCTACAAGATGCACCAAGGTTTCTCCTCACTTGAAACACATGTTGCACGACTACAAACATCATATGATTTGGTAATTCGTATGCGTCCTGATATGTTGATACACGATGACTTACCTGATTTTGATCCTAATGTATTCTACACTGTTGCAGCCAGAAATCATTTAGGTCAAGGCACAGGTGATGTAATGCAAGTTGGTAATTTCATCTCTATGATGTTCTTCACCAAGTTGATTACTGTTATTGGTTCTGTGTACAAACAAACCGACCTGTTGTGTCCTCATGTTATGTCAACTCAACACATTAAGAATCTTGGATTCAATTGGCAGGAGATAAATCTAAATAGAACTCTGATGCACACACCAAAAGGACCTTATGTTGAAATGGACAAGTAATACGTTTAAAGATATCTTAGAATTAAAAGATGGACCAGTAACATACTCCGATAGTGGTAGAGGTAATCTTAAGATGAGCAATCATCCTTATCCTTACTCTATCAAAGAAGAAGAATTTAACTTTCTAAGAAATCTAATCGTAGAACACAATCTGCAACGTGGTTACGAATGTGCTACTGCATTTGGTATTAGTTCTACTGCACTAGGTTTAGGTTTCAAAGAGACTGGTGGTAAGATTGTAACGATGGATGCCTACATTGAAGAATCAAAAGGTAATCCAGGTCACTACAGAGATATGCAACGTGAAGTGTATGACAAGGCCGATGGTTACAAATCAGTTAAGTATTTGATTGAACAATTTGGCTTAGAGAACACACTCTTTCCAGAGATTGGTTGGAGTCCTGATGACACAGAGACTTGTATTCGTAGACACTTCTCTGAACCATTAGACTTTGTATTCATTGACGCAGGACATTTCCCTGAGCAAATGATTAAAGATATTGATGCTTTCTTGCCATTACTTGGTGAGAAATATGTGTTGGCATTCCATGATGTGTATCCTCAAAGTTTCTCGGAAGCAGTACATAACCACTTGTTTGAAAAGATTGGCAAGAAAGTTGAGATTAAACTTCCATATCCATCTGGTGAAAATTTAGGAATTGTGATAAACGTATGATATTAATTGCACACCGTGGTAATACTTCTGGCCCAAAACCACATTTAGAAAATAGTCCAGATTACATTGACTTAGCTCTCGAAGATGGGTTTTCAGTAGAAGTAGACTTATGGTGTGTCGATGATGTTTTGTACTTTGGCCATGATAATCCACAATACCTAGTGGATCCTGAGTATTTACTTGTACGTAAACAAACACTATGGATTCACTGTAAAAACAAAGAAGCATTCAGTTATTGTCTAAAGAACAAACTGCATTGCTTCTGGCACAACGTAGATGACTACACGATGACCAATTGGGGTTATGTTTGGGCATATCCAGGTAAAGAACCAGTGAACCAGTTGACAGTATTGGTGATGCCAGAGAATATCTGGCCAACAAAGAAAACTATATCTCTTAATGCTTTTGGTGCATGTTCTGATTGGGTTGGTGAAATTCGTGATTACATAAATAGAATATAATATTAACTGCTGCAGAGGCGGAAATGAAGTTTAGTCGGTTTATACAAGAGGCCAAAGGCCAACCTAAAGTTATTGTCGTCTATGGCGGTGGTTTCCAACCATTCCATGCCGGACACATGAGTAGTTACGAGCAGGCTAAACGTGCTTTTCCTTCTGCCGATTTTCATGTTGCAGCTAGCAACGATACCAAGAATCGACCAATCCCATTCAAAGACAAACAATTCTTAGCCCAACAAGCAGGCGTTAAAGATAAGTTTGTTCAGGTTGTACAACCAGTTAATCCAACAGAAATTCTATCTCAATACGACCCTAAGAAAGACATTCTTATTCTGGTACGTAGTGAAAGAGATCCAGTGAACTACACCAAGAAAGATGGTTCACCTGCATACTATCAACCATTCAAGTCAATCAAAGAGTGTGTGCCTTTTGATCCAAAAGGTGGACATGGATACGTTTACGTAACAAAGAAACACATCTTTAAAGTGAATGGCCAAGAAGTTTATTCGGGCAGTCAGATACGTTCAATGTACACTAAGGCAGATGATACTGGTCGTAAGAATATGATTAAAGATTTGTATCCAAAAGCCACGAAGCCTGCAAAATTAAAACAATTACTAGACAAATACATCGGTGGAAATATGAATGAATCAGTAGACGAATTGTTTGAATCATTGTTTGTTGAAGAAGTTTTAAATGAAGGTGTACATGATGCATCTATCTTCAAGGCAGTATTCTTGGCGGGTGGTCCTG